ATTATTAATAATAAACAAAACGAAAAGAAACAAGAAGCGCCTGACTGTGAACGGGAAGAATATTTTGCCCGATTCTGGGAAGCATACCCAGTGAAGGTGAAAAAGCCTGTAGCTAAAATCGAGTGGAACAAGCTGGTTGATCCATGTGTGGAGCTGTATGAAAAAATCATAGCTGCTGTTGAGCAGTATAAGCAAACAAGCCGTTGGAAAGAAAACAACGGGGCTTATATTCCATACCCTGAAACCTTCTTGCAGGATAGGCGTTGGGAAGATGAGATACGTGTTACAGAGCAGAAAAAAGAATGGGCATGGTGAGGTGATTTGAATGCTTGATATAGGCGATATAGAGGCTGCGTTTGTGGTATGGCGAGCAGCTGGCTTAACTCCACCACCGATGAATGATGTGCAGCGGGAAAACTTTATGGCTAAAACGTTGGAACAATACAAGTATACACAGGTTAATGATTGGGCGGAAGCTGTTGAGTGGGTGGCTAATAACAATACGCGCTGGGCAACGTGGTTCGACATCAATACAGCGCTGTCTATAGTCCGGCAGAATAAAATTGGCGCAGAGAAGAAGGCTATTGAGCGTAATTCTAAAGCGGCAAACGAGTTTGTTAAAAAGTTGTTTGCTGATCTTGCTGCCGGTAAAACATTTGGCGAACTAAGGCAGCCGGTGAGCGATAAAGTTAGAGCTGCAGCAAAGAGGATTTTTCCTGATGCCGATGATAGCTTTATAAAGCGTAATTACAACGATATCAGCTTTATCGCAGACGTTGAACGAAAATGCGCTGAATGTATTAACACTGTTGATTGCCCATACAGCGGACATCAACCGTTTTTGAGAGTAGACAAAGAAAGCGGATTTACTTATGTGGTTGCTGATCGTGAACGGTGCTATAAATACCATCCGTTAGTGCCTGAGGTAACACCTAAACAGACAACACGTCGTCAAGGTGATTTAGCTAAAGTTTAAAGGAGCGGTAACTATGAAAAAGTATGAGTTGACAGCAGAGTTTATAGAAAAATGGGGCAAGAAATTATTTAGGATTAAGGCTTTAATTGGCTTTGGAAGTGTTGAAGCTGGTGAACTTGGTGGATATGTGGAAAAAGAAGATAACTTAGCGCAAAATGGCAACGCTTGGGTGTTCGACGACGCTTGGGTGTTCGACGACGCTTGGGTGTTCGACGACGCTGAGGTGTTCGACGACGCTTGGGTGTTCGACGACGCTGAGGTGTACGGCAACGCTAGGGTGTACGGCAACGCTAGGGTGTACGACGACGCTGACTATTTATTGATCGGTCGCATTGGTAGTAGATTTAGTTTTACGACATTTTTCAAAAATAAAGACAAAGGTATAACAGTGTCTTGTGGTTGTTTCTTAGGGACTATTGCCGAATTTAGAGCTAAGGTTACCGATACACATGGAAATAATAAGCACGCAAAAATGTATAACCTTGCTGCAGATATGGCAGAACTACAGATTTTAGGCGAAGAACATTTTGACAAGCTGAACACTAATAAGTCAGAACCGTTTTGAGGTGAGATTATGAATTGCGATATATGCCATAAGGATACAACGGCGGGTAGTCACGTAAACAGAGGTCGATATTTTGAGGTGCATATTTGCCCGAGCTGCTTGATGTGGTCAGATGATACACGGGCCGTGAAGGCACGGGAGATATTTAATAACTTTAAGAATTTGAGACTTTTGGAAGATATTAGTATAAGTAGCGAGCAAGAGTGAGGACAATGAAAATGTTATCGCTATTTAGCGGGGTAGGTATGATTGACCTTGCTGCCAGCTGGGCGGGAATAGAAACAGTGGCTTTTTGTGAAATCGAGGAATACCCGCAAAAAATATTGCAAAGGAGGTTTCCGGGTGTCCCAATTTACAGAGATATCAGAGAACTCACGGCAGAAAAACTTAAAGCCGATGGAATATCCAAGATCGATATTATCAGTGGAGGATTTCCCTGCCAAGACGTTAGCACAGCAGGTAAAAGAACTGGTTTCGTTGATAGTGAAGGGAACGTTACCCGCTCCGGTCTTTGGGGAGAGTATGCCCGGCTTATTTGCGAGCTTAAACCAAGATGGGTTGTGGCTGAAAACGTGGCAGGGTTACTGTCAATCTCTGCTGCCGGGATTCGTGGAGGAGGATTCGGAACTGTACTCCGAGACCTGGACGAAATGGGGTATCGTGTTGGATGGTCATGCTATGGAGCTTCCGATGTTGGAGCGCCACATAAACGAGAGCGAGTGTTTATTGTGGCATACTTCGGACTGTAGCGATCGACGCAGTCCTAAAAGCAAACAGCAAGGAGTAAATAATCAGGTAAAGGCATATTGGCGAACTCCGCAGTCGCATAATGGTGCACAAGGGCCTAAATCTAAGATGTTTTATGAAAAGTGTTTAAAAACTGGTCAGTCAGCAATAACACTCGTAGACCAAGTGAAAAACTGGCCAACACCTGCCGCTAGAGATAGTAAAGGAAGTAATTCTGCAAAACATTTATCAACGGGACATCATATAAATCAGTTGGCAAACAAGGTGAAACTGAATAAAACAGAAGGACAATTAAATGCCGATTGGGTTGAGCTACTAATGGGATTGCCTATAGGCTGGACTGACATCAATGTAGCAAAAGAGGATATTGAAAGTTGGCAGGGCTGGCCTGCTGCAATAAATGTAGAGCAATACGCATATGAACCGCCAAGAGTAATAGTTGGGCAAAAAAACAGGGCGAAACGACTAAAGGCGTTAGGTAATGGTTGTGTGCCGCAGCAGGTATATCTTGTGTTGGCGGCAATTGTGGAGGTAGAAAATGAAGCGTGAAGCAGTATACACATTATTATTTATCTTTGCCGCTGGATTTTTATGGCAGCTCGGCTGTGAGTTGGCAGAGGTAGCTGTAGAGTGGCAGATATGGAGATAAGTTAAATAGGCCGTTCGCTACTGTCTCGGCGTGCTATATACAAGCAATGTATCACATTTGGGAAGTATACCCCTGCGGAGGTGATTAGCCCGTAGGGGGCGGCCTTTTAAATATAAGATTGGAGTGGTAATGCATGAAGCAATACTGTCGTTATTGTAGTAACTGTATGGATGCAGGCGATATTTATTATTGTGACGCTAAAGCAATTCCGAACACAAGCATAAATGCTATATTGCCAATAGAAAAATTAAAGCGTGTCAATAAATGCAAAGATTTTTGCTTTTGTGCAGTAGATGTGTTAGATCCGATAGGGGATAGACGATATAAACCGCGACGTCCATCTGTTCTGAAAAGAAAAATGTTAGAAGAAACCTTGTTCAAATAAAGGAGAACAGTAAATGAAACCAATCAATATAAAAGCTATGGTGGCACTGGTAGAAAAAGAACCAGGCGATCAGTATGTACCAGTATTGAAACCAGTACTTATGCAGATACTGACTGAACTCAAACATCTACGTCGGAAGAATAGTCAGATCGGCGGGAAAGTGGCTCGGTATGGGAGAGAAAAGAAAGCTCTAGAAATTATGTTATCGGCGGTAGTAATAAATGACGACGTGGAATGAACTGCCGGCACACCTTGTAAGTAAAATTCGTTCGGACAGCGTAACGGCGCCGGTGAATTTACCCGGGGCTGTACCTGCGCTGAAGTATGGCAATGCAATAACTGAGGTTGACGGGATTCGCTTTGATAGCAGGAAAGAAGCAAAATACTATGAGGACCTACTTTGGCAGCAGCGTACTGGTGCAGTAAAAAGCATTGAATTACAGCCTGAATTTGTTTTACAGCCTGCTTATGAGGTCGCAGGTAAAAAGATAAGGCCTATTATTTACAAGGCTGATTTCAAGGTAACAGAAGCTGACGGGCATATATATTACGTCGACACGAAAGGGATGCGGACGCAGGTGTATCTGATCAAAAAGAAGATGCTGCTATATAAGTACCCGGATATTGATTTTAGAGAAGTTTAAGGTGGTGGAGTAGTGGAACATAGTTGTATAGATTTCTTGAAGTTGAGAACCATAGAATATCCTATGTACTATCAAATTACGGCAGAGTGCCAAATTTGTAAAAAAAGATCAATATTAGCTTTGAGTAAATTTTATTTGCGATTGATGTATGATGCTGATGCCGGATCCGTACAAGAGATTGGCCGACTTATAAATAGGTTTGATGAGAGAATAAATTTGTTTGAAACTTATTTTAATCAGCGAAGGCGGTGGAGTAGATGAAAGCGTATTGCTGTAAGGAGCGTGACGGTGATGGATACGCCGTTATTGTATACGGAAAAACAAGAGGTCAAGCAAAACGAGAAGGGGCTAGCGAATTAGATATTGATTTTTTAGATGCCAACGTTAGCCGATTACCGTGGGCGGACGAATACGGCAGTATCAATAATCTTCCGTTAAAGGTCTACTTTGAAAACGGGTGGTTTTGTGAGTGCTGCAAGTGCGGAAGGCGTATAGACGTTGATAGTGAGTATCCGGAAGGTACTTTGGGAAAGTTTGACTATTTGTGTGACGAATGTAGAAAGGCGCTGTAAATTATGAAAAATCTTGAAATCAAGTACGTAGGATGGTGCCATGAGTGTAAATACTTGGGTAGTTTTCACTGTGGTATTTGTCAAAGGGAAAATTTAAGCGTAAAAAATTTTGCTCGTCTATGCCTTGGCTTAGATATCATATCTCCTTTTGGTAGACCTTCTGAATTTATGCCTAAGGACAAAAACCGTTGGGTAAGAATGTAGGAGTAAAAAATGAAATACTTAGACTATTGTTATTTATGCATTAATAATAGAAAGGCCAGTGAGTTGAGCGAAAACCCAGAATGTAGTAACTGTATTCAGCTTACTGTTATATCTATGCCAACTAAGTTTAAATCGCGTAGGATTACTTGGGCTGACAGAACGGAGCTGAAAATATATGATAGCAATTAAAGAAATGGATATGCCTGCAAACTGTGATGAATGCCCGTTGACATATCCAGTTGGCTTTTATAGAAATCAACCATTTTCTGTTGATAAGAGCAAAGGCTGCTGTATTCTTGTCTGTGAAATTAAAGATCCAAATATTAGGCTGATAGATTGCCCATTAATTGAGATAAAGGAGCGGTGAATAAAAATGGAAGAAGAACAATGCCCTTGTGATGATTGTGACGCTACCTGTGATTACTGGGACAGTAAATATTGTTGTAGGCGTTGTCAGTGGCTACATGGTGAAGTTGAACCGGCACCAACGCTGTATAGGGTAACTACATGGTTTACATATCAGTTGCCTAATGGCTTGAGAGGAAAAACTAGTTATAAAGGCTTAATGAGTTGGGATATGACAGGATATGGCGATTATGTATTAACAGTGTCAATGCGCAATGCTCTAGCCTGTTTGGCGTTACAAGGAACGTACCCTACAACCATTACAGCCGTTAGCAAAGAAGAATACGAAAAATAAGGCGGTGTGCGGGCAATGAGGAATAAAAAAACAATAAAAGAGTTCAGAGCTTTTTACATAATGACTTCTTCTGTTTATGCTAAATCGTCAAGGAAACGCAAGTCGGGAGTAATCGTGCAATGCAACAAAAAACATGGTAGACCAAGTTCCGAACATCCATGGGAAGTTATTATACCTAGAATAACAGTAATGCCGGGTTGGATAAGCTGGTAATTTAAAGGAGTGTGCGCTGGAGTAGGTATGGAGATTGGCCAGTATTTAGTTTGGAAAGTCTTGATGTAGAGAGGAGTAAAGGTAATGGCCCGTAGTTTTAACGAAAAAATGGAAAAGAAACGACAAGCAGAATATAATCGCTGGAAAGCAGAATGTAATCCGGTATGGCATCGCAGAAATCACTGGTTGCCTAAGTACGAAGAAGATGGCACATGGGAGGATAGCAGGGCGTATAATGTGGAGTTAGGCTGTGACCTTAAAGGTTATGTGGAAACAGTAAGAACATATAATGCCGCAGGAGAGCTTATACGAACAGAAGAAGTTACATTTAATGGCAATGGAAAGATTGTAGACAGAAAGGTGCTATGAAGTAGGGGCAGCGTTTATGTAGAAAGGAGTAGAAATTATGGAAATTAAAGCAACAACACCATGTTATAAATTCAGGGACGCAACACCGGAAGAACAGATTGCAAAAATCAAAGAAAAATATACTAAGGAAGAAGCTATAAAGACAGTAGAGGAACGTAAGCGTGGGCATTGGGACGGGGGCGGTGCTTACTACTGTTCTAATTGCAACGCATATTCCGCAACAGATGTATTTGGTGGCGGGTTGGATATTACTGAACAGCATTATTGTTATAACTGCGGGGCTATTATGGACGGCCAAGCTATATGTGATGATTAAGGAGTGAAAACAATGTATGAAATAATACCGGTTTATCGTCTTGATGGTTCAATTTGCTATTACAATATCCAAGAATCATATGACGAAGAAACTGTTGTTTCTGCAGAGTTAACGAAAAAGCAGGCAGAAGCTATATTGATAATATTGAATGATGAGGACGGTGTTTTCGATGACGAACGATAAAGCCTACTGCATACGTAGTAATGCGTTTTATGACAATCGCTGTACTAACACCGACTGCGACCGGCACGAAGCTAATGCACCACTTGTAGATGATGATGGTAGCCGTAGGGTGTGGGCAGAATTTGAATGTAAGGAGTATAAGCATGAATAAAGTGGTTTTGCTTGGAAGGTTAACCAAAGATCCAGACGTAAAGTATACACAGACCGGCAAAGTAGTAACTCAGTTTACTTTAGCGGTAGACAGACCTTTTAAGGACGCCGATGGCAACAAAGAAACCGATTTTATCCCCGTTGTTGTTTGGGGTAAAGCTGCAGAATTAGTGGGTAACAGCTGTCAAAAGGGGCATAGACTACTTGTAGACGGACGGCTTCAGATACGTAGTTACGAAGCCAAAGACGGCAGCAAACGTTGGGTGTCTGAAATAATCGCAAATGGTGTGGAGTTTGTAGAGCGAAAATCTGATAAAGGCGGTACAAGCGGCGATAAAAGCGAGTTTGAGCAGTTCGGGCATGCTGTACCGTTCGATGAGGATATCCCATTCTAATGAAAACTAAAACAGCAATAGCAATCGGTGTAGCCATTGGCATTATAACAGGTATAGCAATAGGTGTGGGCAGTGAGATAGGACAATATATAGTATGGACTATGATAATGCGGTAGAAGGAGCTGAAAACGTGATAGATTGTGAAAAATGTTATAGGCTGAAAAGTTGTGGGGACAGATATTATTGTGCGTTTATAGGCTTAAATCCTTGTATTAGAGGAGAACATACACCAGTACAAGAGTATAAAGGTGCAGCAAATCCGCTAACATCGACAGATTCACGTTTAGCTCATTTACAAGAGCAGCAACGTAGGCGTGAGGAAGCTAGGGCAGGGAAAGAAACAGACGCGGGAAAAGAGCAATACAAGCCGCACAAAACTATGAAAGTAGTATTTAGGGATATTATGCATAAACACAGTGGCATTCCGATGTTTCGACCGCCCGGAAATTCGGCATCGTCTAAAGCATTTGACTGGAGCGATATGCATACAGCAATTTTTGAAATGGGGTTTGCTGGGTGGGATGTTCCGGCGATTGCTCAAAAGATTAATGTGAGCAAAAATACGCTATATTCGTACATTGGTAGATACAGGGGGTAGCAGATGACTATAGAGGAGATAAAGGCAAAGCTAAAAAGATATCGTTTCATTGCGGGAGAAATTAGTGACTTGCTAGATGAGCGGGAGCGTCTGCGGTCGCTTGCCGAAAAGATTACACCTTCGCTGTCCTTTGCTCCTGTACATGGTGCCAATACGGATAAAATGGCACCTGTGGTTGCCAATCTCATTGAGGTGGAGCGATATATCGAAAAACGCAGCAAAGAGCTTCTGCGAGCAAGGATGGAAGCAGAGCAGCTAATCGACAGACTGTCCGACGAAAGGCACAGGGCAGTATTAAAAAGTTATTATTTTTCAAGGCGAAATTGGCAAGACGTTGCGGATGCTTTGCACTATGACAAAAGATCAGTGCTTCGATTTCACGGATGGGCATTATTGGAAATGGTAAAGATGTCATAGAATGTCACCCCTAACCCATGATAAAATATAAGATGTAAAATAATGTTAATAGGATTTACACTCATTTAAGGTATCACCAATAGCACCAGCTCCTGCGGCCGGAGTGATCAAAAGGCCGCACATTAAATTTATAACGCATACGCAGTAACCCGCTCATTATCCGAGCAAGTGGCAAACCGTATGTTATATATTTGCTATGGCGTTCGCCGTATGATGGCATATGATAGCTGCAATTTATCGTATGAATGATGCGGATAACTACCCATAGCCCCTACCGTGCGGCTAGCAGCAGTCGCACTGGTAGTCTCAAAACATCGCAGGGAAGCCTAGTAACGGGATAACCTGCAAAGGTGAAATGTTCAAGTTAAGCACTTGGACACTGCCCGTGTAGCTTAGACCACGGGTACGGCATAGATGGGGAACACCTATCCACGCTTAAAGGTGCGTGTGTTGTTTGGGTAATCCGGCAACTGCCAGTCCTGCCGTTGGGGTGATACAGCGGCATATTTAATTGAGGTACTAACATGTTAAGCAGTAAATAATAGTGGAGAGTGCTTAAAAATGAAATATAAAAAGAAACCAGTATCTGTAGAAGCATTTCGGTTTGATGGTGATTTAAAAGGAAGCGATGGCAAATATTATGTGCCAGAGTGGGCGGTAAAAGCATTTGAAGAAGGAATTTTGTACTTTGATGCCTTAACTCCAGATACTCCACCTATTGAATTGTTTATTAGAACTCTTGAAGGTACGATGCATGCGCCAGTCGGAAGTTATGTTATACAAGGAGTACGTGGAGAACTTTACTGCTGTAAAGAAGATATCTTCCTTGAAACTTATGAGCCTGTATTGGAGAGTGATTAAATGTTAGTAAAAGAACTAATAGAAAAGCTCAAGGAAATGCCTCAAGATGCACTAGCGATGTATGATTATGATTGTGAACTTGTTCCTATAGATAAAGCGGAAACGTATACATTTGAAGGAACTATTGTTGTAGAACTTTCTACAGACTGGAACAAGAATATACGTTAATCTACATAAATAATTTAGTCTTAAAAAGCCGTTAAAACACGGTAATATATATCAGAATTTAGCATATAACTTAATATAAAGGCACTTAACTTCGGTTAGGTGCTTTTTTATTTGCAAGGTGGTGAGAATATGGCAGAAGAGAGCAAAGAAGAACGCAAGTTGAAAGCTTGTGAGTGTGGCTGTGAGGATGTAAACACAGTAGAAATTATCAGTACAAGAGGAAGACAGTGCTATGTGTGCTGTCGTGAATGTGGGAAGAAAACCTGCTATTGTGACAGTGTGCAAGAAGCTGTTGCAGAATGGGAAGCAATGAGAGGTGATTAATATGTCAGTTGGAAGGCCGAAGAAATACACCAACGCAGAAAAAATGCAAGAAAAGATTGATAAATACTTTACCATGTGTGAGCAGAAGGAAGAACCCCCTACAGTATGTGGGCTTGCTTTAGCGCTCGATATGGATAGGTCGGGACTGCTGAGGTATGAGCAAGAAGGTGAGTTTTGCAACACCATAAAAAAAGCGAAGCTAAAAATTGAGGCTAACTATGAGCAGATGATGGTATCAGGCAAGGGAAGTACGCCTGGTTTGATATTTAATATGAAAAATAACTTTGGTTGGAAAGATAAGCAAGAAGTGGAGCATAGCGGCACTGTTAGTATTGCAGAAACACTTGCTAAAGCACAGGAGCGAGCTAAGAAATGATTACCAAAGAACTAATTGAGTTTATAGCACAGTTTGAGCATGATCCTGTTGGATTCGTTAAAGCTATGTATCCTTGGGGAGAAGGAGAGCTTGAAGGACAATACCCTCAAACGTGGCAACTTGAATTGTTAAGCAGTGTAGCAGAGAAAATGCAATATGATCCGATGAAGGTACAACGATATGCAACTGGCTCAGGGCATGGCATTGGTAAGTCTGCTGTAAATGCTTGGCTCATTGAGTGGGCGCTATATACTAAAGTCGATGCTAAAGCTGTAATCACTGCCAACACAGACACACAGCTAAGAACTAAAACATGGGTGGAGTTGTCGAAGTGGCACAGGCTTAATATTGCTAGCGAAATGTTTGTTTATACAGCTACTTCACTATACAGCGCAGACCCAGCACATGAGAAAACATGGCGAGCCGATGCTATACCCTGGAGCAAAAGTAATCCGGCGGCATTCGCGGGCCTTCACAACAAAGGCAGCCGAATATTATTGGTGTTTGATGAAGCCTCAGAGATTGATGATGTCATTTGGGATGTTGCTGAAGGTGCAATGACGGATGATGATACAGAGATACTTTGGTTTGCGTTTGGGAATAGAACACGAAACACAGGAAAGTTTAATGACTGCTTTGGGAAAGATAAAAGCCGATGGGATACACGAAAGATTGACAGCCGTACAGTAGAGGTAACCAACAAGCGACTATTACAAGAATGGGTAGATTATTACGGCATTGATAGTGACTTCGTGAAGGTTCGTATACTCGGAGAGCCGCCATCATCCGGTGAATATCAATTTATCGGGCGTGACATTGTCGAAGCTGCTAGAGCAAGGACATTGGATTACCACAGTTATCAATTCGCTCCTGCTGTTATTGGTGTTGACCCTGCATGGTCAGGCAAAGACGAAGCATCTATATACGTTCGCAAGGGTAACTGGAGTAAGTTGCTTTACACAGAAGCTAAGAGCGATGACCATAAAGCCTTTGCACACAGGATAGCTCTTTATGAGGACGAATACAGGGCTGCAGCTGTTTGCATTGATATGGGATATGGCACAGGCGTATACAGCGAAGGTAAAGCTCTTGGCCGCAGGTGGCACTTGATACCATTCGCCAGTACAAAATGCGATATGGGATATTTCAATAAACGTGCTGAAATGTGGGGGAGTATTAAGCAATGGCTTATAGAAGGCGGCGCACTTGACCCGCTGGATAAAGATATAGCAGATGAACTAATGCTGCCGGAACTCGTTGCTAGCAATAATGGCACGATCAAACTGCAGCGTAAAGAAGATATGGCTTACAGTCCTAATAGGGCTGATGCTCTAGCGCTGACCTTTGCAGTTAGGCTCAAGGCAAGTTCATATGGACTGCCGGCGCAAAAAGCAAAAGCAGGCAAACAGGCATTGAGATATGACCCGTTAAAAGCTATGTATTAACTTTTAAATAAATCTAGCATAAAAGAAAGGGATGGTAACATGAGCAAAATTTTTAAAAGCCCATCATACTCTGCTCCTGCACCAGAAGCAACAGTAGTTGAGCCAGCAGCTCAAAGGGTAGAAGCGCCAACAGCTGACAACAACATCGCAGAAACAGCAGAGAAAAAGAAAAAACGCTATGGCTTTGCTAAGACTGTTGGTAGCGTAACTGGCGGCGACACATTGGGGGCGTAGCTATGGAGATTACTTATAGCGATGCAAAGAAGCTGCACAGCGCATTGTTTGCCGCAGAGGAATTCTCACGCCACAGGGAAATGTGGCTGCGTATCCAGGCTAAGCAAATACCGTTTTTGGGCGAACTTGGACAGACAGACCAGCTTATTAAAAAGGACCGCGGCATTGTCGATATGACAGCATGGCGGTCTAATTTAATTTTTGCAGGCGGTATGGCAAATGGCAGCGTTCCGCAGACTGTACAATGGTTTGACTTTGATGTAGAAACAGAAGATCAAGTGGCCAAAGAGATTGCACAGGGGCGCAGGGATACAGTCAGCCTTGCGCTTAATCATTCAAACTTTTATTCAGCTGTGCATTACGCATACCAAGAATTGACCTTTGGCCAGTCGCCGGTGGGAACATTCTTTGATCCATCAAGAGGTATTGTGTTTGAAAATTACAGTGTAGGCAGTTATGCTTATGCGCTTAACCAGTTCCGTGATGTAACTGCCTTTGCTGTCAAAAAGAAATTCACCTATAGACAACTTGCACAGAAGTTTGGTATTGAGAAGTGCCCGGATAAAGTTAAAAATGCTCTCAAAGAGAATAAAGGCACAGAAAGCACATTGAATTGTTACTGGCTATTAACACAGAATCCTTCTATCAAGCATGATTCCTTTGGACCAGAAGGCAAAAGATACCTGTCATTGTATTGGGTAGAAGGAGAAAACGATTATATCAGCACTGGCGGGTTTGATGTTATGCCTATTGCTATTGCTCCTTACATTGTAATTCCTAATAGTAATTACAGCATCGGACCTGGTTGGTTTGCGGATAGTGATTGCGCAATGTTGTATGAACAGTTAAAGAATGGCTTTGCAAACATGACAATGCACAGCGAACCGCCGTTGCAAGCTCCAAGTGGTGTAGAAGTTGACTATAGGCCAGGCATGGTCACTGAGCTTGATGGATCTAATTATGGCAAAGTTGAATCACTCTTTAATGTTGCTCCTGCATTCCAAGCTATATTTGAGGTGGCACAGCGTACTGAGAGCAATATCGAAGCTGCTTATAATGTCAACCTGTTTGCTATGCTCGAACAATCTAAGTTTGACGGTCAAGGCAGAACGGCCTTTGAACTTGAGCTTAGGCAACAAGAAAAAATGCAGCTGCTGACTCCAATTGTTACCAGAATCAATCATGAGTTTTTGGGCAAGATTATCGAAGTTGTTTATTCGTACTATGAGCGCAACAATGGTTTTGCTTCTGTACCGCCTGAATATGATGGGATTGACCTGGAAGTAAAATATGTATCGCCGCTGGCTCAGGTACAGAAAATGAGTGGCATGGAAGCGTATGAATATCTGCTGAATATGATCATGCAAGTGTCGCAGCTTAAACCTGAGATTGCAGGAATCTTAGATGCAGAAACATTCATTAGGGAGTTTGGCGACAAGTCAGGCGCCCCGCTTAAATTGCTCTTTGATCAGAAAGAGTATGCAGATATTCTGCAGCAGCAAGCACAGGCTGCAGAAGAAGAAAAACAGCTTGCGCAAATTACAACAGCAGCCCCAGCGGTCAATGACTTTGCCGATGCTGCAAGGAATGTTCAAGAAATGGCAACAGATGGTAGTAACCCAGCAGTAGAACAGCTTATGGCAAGCTTGCAGCAGTGAGGTGAGTAAATGTTTGCAGATGATAAGCGCAAGGTAAAAGAATACGAAACATATAAAGCAAAGGCTTTGGCAGAAAAAGATGCCGAGGCCTTTCGTTGGTTATTGAACGATCACAGAGGGCGTTGGTTTCTCTCTAAGCTTGCAGATGAAGGGTTTGTGCATCAACCAACATCAACAACTGATACAAACGCTATCTGTATGCGTGAGGGGCGAAGATCATTGGTTTTAGACCTACATAAGCAAATACGCACTCTAGGTATATCAGAAGAATTGTTGCTTGTCAGAGCTGATGGTGAGCGCAGAACATGGCGCAGCGATATTAAAGAAAGCTTTAGTCGAAAGGAGAAAAGTTAATATGTCAGATGATATTAAGACGAATCACAAGCTAATCTTGCAACTTCATGCAGGAGAGGGGGAAGCTGATCTTGGCAATACGGAAGAACAGCAAGAAGCGCCACCGCCAGAACCGCAGGGTGATAACCCGCCAGCAGAACCGGCAGTAGAACAGAAAGAAGCGGCTGCACCAAAAGAGGAAGAAGCTAAAAAGCCAGATGAGAAGTCAGAAGAAAAGCAGGATGATGAAGTCCCTGTTATTGACGATGAATTTGTAAAAAACAAACTGACAGAGCTTCTGGGTGATGTAAATGACGAGAACATCACAAAAGAATCTATTGAAAAGCTGCAGGCGATTGGCATTACAGATCCTGATATGGCCAGTAGAGCATTGGAATATGTCTGTTCTGCTCATGTCGAAAAGTTATCAAATGATTGCGCAGAGTGCTTGAAACACTTTGGGGCGACAGAAGATAACTTGACGCCAGAGTATACCAAGGCTATGGATGATGCGAGAATTGCTCTAAATGCTATTGACGCAAAAGTCCCTGGGTTTAAAAAAGAAATTGATCAGGCAGCGCTTGGTAGCAATTTAAGAATGGTTTTGGCGTTGCAGAAGCTGCTACCTTTTGTCGGTGATGAAAAAGGCGGTATAAATAGCAACACTGGTGTTGGTGCGCAAAAATCAGAACAAGGTTTTATGGACACTGTGTTCGCAGGATATCCTAGCGAAGCAGACCTAAAATAAAAACAAAGAAAAGGAAGGTAAAAAGAATGGCAACTATTGCAGTAAAAAATCCTACAATCAAAGACGTCATTGACGGACAATCCCCTGATGGGAAAACAGTACTTGACTTGGTTAATTTGCTTAGCCAAGAAAACCCTATCTTAGAAGATATGGTAGTTAAGGAGTGTAACCAGAATGACCAGAACAAAGAAATCGTTACAACTTCTTTGCCGCTTATTAAAAAGCGTAAGTACAACGAAGGTGTAAAAAGTTCTAAAGGAACTCGTGCACCGATTACTGACGCAACATCTATCTACACCGCACGATGCGAAGTCGATGTTGACTTGGCAGAATTGAATGGCGGTACTCGTGAATTCTTGATGCGCGAGAATGAAGTGTTCTTAGACGCAATGAGCAAAAGCGTTGCAACTGATTTGTTCTATGGAGCTCAGGACCCGGGCAACAATGGACTTGTTGGTCTTGCAGAGCGTTATAGCACTCTGACCCGCAAGAACTCTGATGGTAAGCTGCCGGAAACAGCAGACTATATCATTGATGCTGGCGGTACTGGTAACGACTTGACTTCCGTATGGTTTGTCGTATGGGGTTTAAAAACCTGCTTCACTATTTATCCTAAAGGCAGCAAAGCTGGTTTGGACGTTGAGCCAACAATCATGGGGGATGCTTATGATGAAAACGGTGATCCGTATCCGGCTCATATCACCAAGTACAAACATAAAATTGGTTTGTGTGTAAAAGACTTGCGCAGCGTAGTCCGCATTGCAAACATTGATACTGTTGCACTTGCTGCAGACCCTGACAAAGCTAAATTGATTAAATACTTCATTGATGCTTTTGTTAAGATCAAAAACAAAAATTCTGGTAAGTTAGTTATTTACTGCAATGATGCAGTTTATGCTCACTTGTGGAAAATGGCTATTGATCGTAACAATGTAGAGTTTGAAGTATCCAACGTTGAAGGTAAGCCTGTGGCAACGTTCCAAGGCTATCCGCTCAAGCGTTGTGATGCAATCTTGTCTACAGAAGCACAAGTGGTTTAAGAAGGGAGATAAAAGAATATGTTTGATGTACAAGCAATGAATGCGAATAATGTGGCTTATGCTGCAGGTGCGCTGCCTGATGTAATCGACCTTGGCGCAGACTTCTCTAATGCCATTGACCCGAATTTGAATTATGTGGTGTCTTTGTCTGAACCTGCGGGCGCTGCAGTGACTATCACTGTGAACGCTTCTGCAAAAGAGAATATGAGCAATCCAGTAGTAGTTGCAACTGTTAAGGTGGCAGAAGGCATGAAGTATGGCTTTGCACCGCTTGGAACAATCCCTGCACGTTACCTTGGCGCTACTGCGTCCGGCACGACTACTGGTAATATCGAAGCAGGCTTAGCCTATGGTGTGCGTAGTCCCCTTGGCGTAGGCATGGCGCAGGGGTGATAGTATGCTGACTAAAGTATTTGCCATCTCCACGACACAGGTTAGAAAGAATGGCAAGCCAATAACATTAACAGAAGGTAGTGTTATTGAGCTGGATTCTTCTATTGGGGACACTTATTCTAAGCGAGCCTGTAGAGTTATTGAGCAAAATAAGACTTATTCAGTTCCTGTAGAGGAATATGAAGAAGGTGAGGAAGTAGTCGAACCGAATGTTATTGACCTGGCTACTGCAAATAGAAGTGAGTTATTTGCTTTTGCAGAGGAAAATGGCATTGCGCTTCCGGCAGAGCTTCAAAAGAAGAATGTAGCAACTGAAAAACTCCGTGAAGGTATTTTGAATGCGCTGCGAGGTTAATTATTAGGCGGGTAAAACTACCCGCCTTCTTCTAAATATACAAATCAAATTTGCCTAGTTAGAAGAAGGAGTGATGAAAATGTATTCGATAACGGACCTTGTAAATATGGCTCTTAAACAAATCAAGGTGAGGGAGATAATTTCACTTGATGATGAAACGGTGGAAGCTAAAGGAGCAAAGCAAACTCTGCCTATAGTTTTAGAAACCTTGCTTAATAAGACTGATTGGCGGTTTGCTAAAGTTCGTAGGGTTTTGCCGAAACTGGACAAGGATAGCATCAACAAGGAGTATGCGACCAGAAAGCTTATGCATGAGAATGTCTATTTATATCCTGATGATGTTGTAAGGATCCGTAGCGTAACCAGTGGCAGAAAAGAAAACGTTGAATATGAGCTGCTGTCTGTGAAGCTTCATAACAGAGAAGCTTTTGTACCGGTGCTGGTGTCCAGAGAAGAAAGAATAGAACTTTCTTATACCAGATACTGCGATGAAGTTAATTTATGGCCAGCGATATTTCAACGTGCCTTTGTGCATTACTTTGCTTATAGCATGACGATGCATTCTGCTTTAGGAGATGCGCAGGCTACACAGTTGCAGCTTTATAACATGGCTGTTAAAGAAGCAATGGCATCCAATACCAATGAAGATAAACATAGGCTCAGGCGTGACACTGGACCTCTGAAAGCGAGGGATTGGTAATGGCGTATAGATACTTAACTCCTAACCTGACAGGGGGCGTAGCATCAAAAGATATTCTTGCTCGGGTTGATCTTGAAAAATATGCTACATTTTTAAAGCAATGTAAGAATGGCATTGTTAAACCTTATGGCGGCGTATATAAGCGTAATGGCACTATTTATATTGATGAACTGACCGACCAAGGTAACATTAGACTGTTTGCATTCAAACAGGCTGACGTAGATTATCTGCTGGAGTTTACCGACAAACATTTAACGGTGCGTCAGCAAGGGGGCGTGGTTAGCGAAGTAGACAGTCCGTTTACATCAGATGATTTGCCGAACTTGAAGGTTACTCAGTCTGCAAATACGATGTTTGTTTGTTCCGGCAGACTGCCTATTATGGAAATTCGAAATAATAACGGTACCTTTACAATCGGCAAATTGAAAATCCCTATCCCCCCTTTTGATGAATTACAGGATGGCGTGAATTTTAGTATATCTAATTCGACAGGGGATGCTACCTTATCATCTGACGTTGATTTTTTCGATGCATCTACAGAAGCTTGGGGGGTCAAAATATTACAGCGTGTAGCGACTAAGATAGAAGACGTCACTCTTAGCGGACAGCAAACTCTTGGACCAGTAACATTATATAAGGACGCTCGAATTATTATTAGTGGGGAGTGGTCTGGAAATGTTATTTGGCAATATTCTAGTTGGAGCAGTCAGTTTCAGACTATTGGAACATATACTAGCAATGGTACTATATATTCTCCTGTATCAATCAGTGCTAACTATAGAGCATTAATTACCGTCGCAACCGGACAGGTTGCAGTGAAAATGATAAGTGAAAATTATAGCGACGGCAGCGGAGGAGAGGGTGACTAATGGTAGAAATACAAGGCACATATTCAGGTCAGAATACGAAAGAATTTTTCGTCGGCGATAGCCTAAATCTCCTCACCAAAGGAACTTGGACAGGAACTATAATACTCCAGCGAAGGGCTAAACTTTCAGAGGAGTTTGTAGATTACAGAAAATATTATTCTACCGATGATTTTAACGTCAATGAAAGCTTTACAGAAGATGGTGATGGGCATTATTACCGTTTGGCTTTAGATATCAGCAGCGGTTCGGCAACGGTTAGGATCACAAATTATGGCTATACAAATGAAGGGATTGCCTACATTAAAGAAGTAGTTGATTCAAAAAACGCCATAGTGGAAATACAGAAAAGCTTTGCGACAGATGCAATAGCAGAAGGGTATTATATTAGTTTGTTCTCAGCCGTAAATGGCTATCCAAAATGCGCAGATTTCTTTCAGGATAGATTGGTATTGGCAAATATAAACAGTAAGCCTAATGGTATTTGGTTTAGCAAGAGCGGTGATTACACCAATTTTGATGAAGTAATAAAAGACGGGACATTGACTGATGACAGTGCTATAAATACAAGTGTTGTCGCCCGGAATGATTATAATATCAAGAATATTATTGCAGCAAAAGACTTGTGCGTATTTACCGGCGACGATGAAAGAATCGTTAGCGATGGTGCGACGGTAACACCTACAAGTATTAATATACGCAGACAGTCTTCGTGGGGTAGCACTGATAAGCATGTTCCGTTTGTAGCAGATAATCGGGTTCTTTATATACAGAGCAATAATAAATTCTTGCGTGACTTTGGTTATACATATGAAACAGACGGCTATACCGGCAACGAATTAACGCTGTTCGTCCATGACATTATTGATTCTGAGGTCAAAGATTATTCATATGCAAAGTATCCTGAGAACCTTATTTACTTTGTGCTGGATAGTGGAAAGATGATTTGCCTGACTTACCTGGTCAATGAGAAGGTTTTTGCATGGAGCGAGTTTGTAACGGATGGGAAGATAAAACAAGTTGAAACTATCTCTGAAAATGGTGATGATGTTATTTATATTGTCGTAAGCCGTGATGGTAAAAGGTACCTTGAAAAACTTGCTTTTGATATGCTGTCAAGCAGACCTATTGATTATGTAATGTTAGACTGCAGTACAATATTTACAGATAGTGATGGACAAGGAATTAAAATACCAAGGCTGGCGAACAAGTTGGTTTGGGTGGTTACAAGCGGCGATATGTTGAACGTAAAACCGCAGACGGCAGACGCAGAAGGGAATATCGCTATTGAGCCGACTGAAAGCGGGGTATATGGAAAGATTATTGTCGGACTTCCTTATGAATTTGTTTTGGAGTTGCCGGCAGTACATGTCACGACCAAAGGGCGGGGTAGTTCTATCGGGACTATTAAATCAGTTACCTCTGTGACAATGGAACTTCGAGAGAGCTATTATGGTGATGTTTATGCAAGGGAAGGTCTGCGTCCGAATCCTATTTTCAGTACAGTTAGGAGGCAGCTAAGCGCATTGACACCTGAACTTCAAGTGGAACTTTATACTGGACTGGTTGAAGTACCTATATCTTCTGATTCCAATACAGAAGGCGGCATAGTGATAAAACATGACGAGCCGTATCCGTTTAAGCTACTTTCCATTGCAAGGGATGTTGATATGTCGTGATCGAGTTAAAAGACTACAGCGAAGAAATGCTGGAAGATGTGCGGTACATTTTTCATAATCTTAGGTTAGACGATCAGAGGATGTTTGCTGATTCTCCTGACGTGGAAGAAAACATAAGGCTGCACATAGAAAAAAGCTGTGAAATGAAAATAGTATATATAAATGATAAGCCAGTATGCCTTTTCGGGGTAACAGAAAGATACCCTGTTTTAAAATGGCGATACATGGCTTTTCATTTTGGTACAGATGAAGTTGACCGGCACAAAAAGAGTTTTGTAAAAATAGGCCGAGCGGTTATCGAAGGATGGCTGAATAAATACGGAAATTTATATATGGCGGCCTACAGTTATTACAAAAAGTCTTTTGTTATGGCAAAAGCGTTCGGATTTAAGTTTAAATTCAATGTTCATGAGATTTATATATTTACAAAGGAAAAACCACAGGCATAAATAACCTGTGGCAAGCGAAATGATTATTGAGAATATAAGCTGTCGAACAAAGAAGTAAAACACGCCATAGGCGAAATATGAAGATAATAAAAGGGGTGATGATATGTCAGCAGTAATGGCTGTAATGCAAGGGGTAATGACGTTTGCCCAGGGGAACCAGCAGGCATCGCAGATGAAAGCACAGGCTCAGCAAGCCGAGTATCAGGCACAGGCAGAGAGGGCCAATGCCCAGATCGCAGAACGAAACAGAGAAGTAGCGGGAGCTAATGCTGCCGAGGAGTTGCGGGGCGCACGCAACAGGAAAGATTTAGTTGCCGGGCAAAATACAGCGGCTCTAGCCAGTGCTGGGCTTGAAAGTGACAGCGGTCTGGGGGCGGCTCTTGACAGAGCGAACATAGGTAGCTTTGAACAACAGACAGAGAAAATCCGGCAGAATTTATTTACAAGTGACCTTGACCTGCGGCAGGAAGTTGCTAACCGCAATCAGGCTGCAGCTGCTGCCGACGCTACGGCGAAGAACTTGCGGAGTGCTGCTAAAAACACCAGGCGTATGGCGATTCTCGGAGGAGTACTTACTACTGCGAGCGGATTACTGGGTGGCGGTGGCAAGGCAAGTAAGGGAGCTTCAAGCGGCGGGGCACAATCTTATGGCTTAGGCCCGAATGGCTATCAATGGGGCGCCAACAATCATATTGGATTCCAGACAGTCAGCAAGAATTATAAAACTGTTTATGGAAATAGTTTTTAGTATGAGGTGTTTATATGGCTAATTTAACAATAAAAAACAATACATATGAGCCAATAGCCCTGCGGCAACAGCAGTCAAAAGTAGGGTACAACGGTGCACAAATTGTTGATCAAAGCGGATTTTACGGGCAGATGAGCAAAACCGCGGGAGCGGCGCTAAAGGTAATACAGGACAGAGAAGAATCGGACGAAATAGAAAGGGTTTTAAGGGCTCACAATGAATTTACCAAACGTGTTGCTGACATAAAACTTGGCATAGAAACAAATATGCAGGGAAGTAACGCCAAAAACGCAGCAGCTTTATACGAGGAGCAGGTAGAGGCGGCAAGAAAAGATGTTTACGCCAACTCGGGATTAAAGTATAAAGCTGGCGAAAATATGTTTAACCGCAATGCTTTTGCGACAATTACTAGGGGAGCTGCATGGGCTCGAGAATGGGAAAATAACCAGGTCACAGAAGCCCGAAAGGTTACATACGGACTTGCGTTAGACGAGAACATAAATAATGTTATTGCTGGTACGATGAGCCCTGAAGAAGCTTACGAATTTTCAAAAATACAAGGTAAGCACCTTTTTGCCAATCTTCCAGCAGAACAAAGAGCGGTGATAGACAAAGCTCGAGCGGATAAATTTGCAAATACGCTGGTTACAGCAGCCATAGAAAGAAATGACTATGAATCTGCCTACGCAGTATTTGATTACCTTAAAAACGATATGACTTCGGAAACTAGAGCTAAGCTTGATGCAGCTATCTACACCAATCAGGAATATAGCGAAAATAAATCATTGGCCACAGCTTTGGCAGATAGTGGTATTACTGACCCCGAAGAACAAAAGGCGTTCCTTGTCAACTACTTCAAGGGCAATGGACATGCTACTGGCGCGGGCGACTTTGAATCTTTTGTTTCAGCCATATCCGGGCAAGAGAGCGGTGGAAACTATGATGCCGTAAACGGTCGGACTGGCGCAAGTGGGAAGTATCAAATAATGCCAGGCAACTGGCCAAACTGGTCAGCAGAAGCTGGTCTACCATCTGATGCACCAATGACCCCAGAGAATCAAGAGAAAGTAGCGAGGTTTAAACTCAAGCAGTATTATGACAAATACGGAGCGAGAGGGGCGGCCATAGCTTGGTACGCTGGAGAGGGCGGACTTAGTTATAGTGAAGCTGCATTGAACAGGAAGCAAGGCAATGGAGATGAACCGTCAATAAATGAATATGCAGATAGCATATTAGGCAGGATGGGGACTGGCGAAAGTGGTGGAGCACAAAAGCATGGCGCAAGTGGGCTAAGCGCCATTAGAGCGGATAAGATCATGGCTATAGCATCTTCAATAATGGCTGATAGAGAACGCCATCAAAAAGCTCAGGCAGATGCCGCATTTAGGTCTACAGTTGACACGCTTTTTAATATGTATCAAAGCGGTGTGACCTATGAAGAGGCACTTGGTCAAATTAAAACAATGGTCGGTGCAGATTATAAGCTGGGCAAGAACTTTGAAACGGCTGCTAAATTCTTCTGGGGTGACGAAGCAAAGAGCGGTGGTGCTGGCAGAAAAGCGTCAGCGACAACGGTTTTGAGAATAAATGATATGTTGGGCAGGGGTGATTTTGAAACAAGAGAAGAATACCTTACTTTTGCAAAAGAAGAAGGTGGCTTTGACCAAGATCAAATTTATAAAGCACAGAAAACATATGATGAATATTTAACTAAGGGTGGGATGTTTGCGTTTGATTGGGATAAAGGAATAAAGCCACAAGTTGTGGGTGGAATAAAAGAAAGCCGCGCGCAAGAGAATGCTTGGCTTGGCGCGAAACCAAAGCTTCAAGAATGGGTGATTGAAACTGCTAATAAAACAGGGACTGTTCCGCCTATGTATGAAGTTGTTGAAAAAGGCATGGAAATAATAACTAAAAAACCAGTTGGGTTTATGGAAACAAGAGGGACATGGTTCAACAGTACGGAACTCGTTGAACTAAGCGAAGCCGACTATAGACGTAGTGGTATTGTAAGCGTCCAGAAAGTAACGGATATTTATGGGAACGAAGCTGATGATTTATTTGAAGTAAAGCTTGCTAATAACAAAACACAAATAGTAAATGCCGCGAAATTATATACAATGACGAGGTGAAACAATGGACGAGACACGTAGGAGAGAGCTAAAAACAAAATTCGAAGCTGCATATATACCAGAAGCTTATTCGTCTGTAGCCCATAAAAATACTTACACGGACAAAGCATTTCAGTTTATGGATGAGCAAGCAGTAAAAGACAGGGAATGGAAAGATGCAAAAGCATTTTATAATGGCTCTGTTAATCTTTTAGAACGGTCAATTGTAGGATCTTTGACAATAGCTAGGGATTATAACATCGCCACAAGACAAAAACAAGATCCTAATTACCAGCCCATGCAAGAGGGTGTGGCAATATTAGATGACATATTACAGTCAGATCATCTGCAACCATATGCTGTTAAAGGTGATAGCACAGCTGAACAATATCGTTTAGACTTAATGCAGGGGGCGGGACAATTAGCCGTGCAAGCAGGTGCCGCTGTTTTGACTGGTCCTGTTGGTAGCACGGCATTAATGGGTGCCCAGATTGCAGGTAATCAGTATCTGGATTTGAGAGCAGAAGGTGTAGATGTTGAAAGGGCAGCTGGAGCAAGTATTGCTAATGCTATTATGCAAACTCCGCTTGAGCGCTTGTCGCTAAATAAGATTTTAAAAGGTGTTCCAGCAAATAGTGGGCTTAAAAAGAAACTTTTGCAAATCGGCGAGAGTGCATTAACAGAAGGGTTAACCGAATTTGCCCAACAATATCCAGAAGAAATTACCAATTTAATTGCAAGGAATGAAGGCAAAACAGCACGAGAAATCGCAGCTGAATTCGATACCAACGCAGGCGAGTACACAAAGAATGCACTATATGCAGCTTCGATAGGCGCCATTTTAGGTGGTGGTGCTTCGTCACTTCGAGTTGCCTTGGATAGAAACATTCATAAAACGCAGTTAGAAACACTTGATGATAGAATTGATGCTGTTTCCCAAAGTGGTGTAGAACCAGATTTTGCAGCAAGTATAATCAATGCAAATACAGGCAATGCAACTGTTTCAATTGATGGGGAGGTTCTTTATCAGTATGCGCAAACACAGAATCTAGATGAGCTTGCAGCTGAACTGGGCATAGAGGCAGGAGATATTCAAAAGGCGGCGGCGAATGGACTTGATGTAGAAATACTACAAGGTAACTTTGAGGTTACAGCTGGTAAACGTCATGACTTTTACGAAGCTGTGCGAGATACAGTTGCCTTTGAGAGTGGTGGCACTACAGTAAATAGCGCAAAGATGCAAAGCGAGATTCGAAAACAAAGCCAAAAACTTGAAGCGTCAAACCAGGAATTTGAAGTATGGAAAGATGAAATGTTAGGGCAACTGCTGGGCGCTGGATTAAATAAGTCAGAGGCAATAAGCACAATGGCGTTTCTTGAAAGCACTGCCAGAACATATAATCCTGTTGATCCAACTCAGTATTTCAGAGATCATCCGCTGGAAGTAAAGAGAGTTGTTAGTACACCGAAAGGCAGATACTTACAGAACAAAAGTGCTAGTGAGAAGCTGATTGAGGATGAAAACAGCTTTTCTAGTATTGTTGATGAATATGTTTCTGGAGAAATAAGCGACACAAAAACTTACAACGTAATGACTACACCGCTTGCACTAGAACTTGCAGGCGGTAAAATTTTGCCTGTAACTATTGATGGCAGCAAAATAAAACATATATTTGATGGACATTCTGACGGTATGACACCAGAACTGTTGAAACAAATTCCTCGTGCAATGGCCGATCCAATGATGATATTGGATTCTTATGCCGGTCGTAAGATTGTAGTACTTGATTTAAAGGATAAGCAGGGGTCTACTATTATTGTTCCTTTAGAACTTGACGTAGAACGTAGTTGGTATAAAGTTAATGCGATTGCGAGTGCTTATGGTAAAGGTGGAGAAAGTGGTACAGATTATAACTGGTTTATAGAACATAATCTAAAAAAAGGTAGAGTATCATATGTAAATAAAGAAAAGACTGCCAAGTGGCTACCTTCTCCTAGCAGCGATTCCGCTAGCAGAATAACCGACTTTGACAGTCTTCTTAATAATAGTATACCAGATGAAAATGCGCTACGCAAGAGACGTGAAGAAATGCAGGGATACTACCAGACCGCTTTTCACGGAAGCCCACATAAATTTGAAAAGTTTGATTTGGGTGCTATTGGTACAGGAACAGGCGTACAAGCTCATGGATGGGGCTTGTATTTTGCTTTCAGTAAAAATACCGCTAAACGGTACAGGGATAGATTGAAGGGAAGTACCGACGAAGGTTCTCTGGTAGAAGTTGATATCCCTGAAAATGATGTATTACTTGATGAAGGAAAAGCTATTGAAAAACAACCGCCTAAAGTGCGTGCGATTATCGAAACTGAATTAGAAAGAATTGGCGGTAGCGCGTCTAATGGAAAAAGTTTTTATAAAGAAATAATATTTGAAATGCAAAGGATGGGAGCAGAAAACCCTGCCAGAGCAGCATCTGAACATTTAAATAAATTAGGCATAAAAGGCATTAAATATGTTGGAATGGTAGACGGAGAATCATATGTTATTTTTGACGATCAGGCAATAAAGATAATCAACAGTTACAATCAGAAAGTCAACAACGATAAAAAAGGCTCTATACATTGGGATGCAGAAGGCAAAGCAATTATAAACCTTTTTGAAGGTTCTGACCCCAGTACAGTAATTCATGAAGCAATCGGGCATTACTTTACAGAAAATCTCATGAAATACAGTGAGCTTCCTACAGCTACAGAACAGATGCGCAAAGACCGGCAGATCATGCTTGAGTATGCAGAGATAACCGAGAGCGAGTGGAGCGAACTTAACAAGCCACATTCTCAACTTACAGAAGCCCAGATGGAAAGGAAAACAGCAGTGCATGAGCGCTGGGCAACGGCGGCAGAGCAATATATGATGCTGGGCAAAGCACCAAGTCCAGAATTGCGCGGGGCAATGAAGCGCTTTAAAGATTGGCTTTTAAACATCTATAAGACGGTTGATGAATTTGTTAAAAACCATAAATACGCAGTGGCGATTACTCCAGAGGTAAAGGCAGTATTTGACAGAATGCTTGCAAGCAGAGATGCTATAGAATCAATGGAACGAGTTGATGCTTATTTTGCAAAGCTTCCTGATGTTATTACTGACAATATGAGCGAAGCGTCTAAGAAACGACTGCAAGACGTGATACTAAAAGCGCATGATAAGGCTGTTTCTTTGATAACTGCAGAAAGTCTTGCTAACTTTACTGGTGAAAGAAAGCAGAAAATCGAAGAATACCGGGCAGAGGTTTTACCTGGAGTTAGGGAAGATTTAAGCCGGCAGCCGCTATACATGGCAGAACAAATGCTAGTCGAAGATTTTTCAAAACATAAGACTGGTAAAGCAGTTGGCAGGTATTACAATTCTTTGATTGCTAGAACACTGGACATTGAGGCAAAGCCGCTTACAGAAGCAGAAACACTTGAGGTAATGCAATTTGATACTATTGCAGAATTCAATGGATTCAAGAGCGGCGATGAGCTGGCGCAGGCATTATTAAGTGAACCATCTCTGAATCAGGCTGTAACAGAAAAAGCAAATGTGCTTGTTAATGAGCGATTCCCAGATATAATGGCTGAAAGAAAATCTGCAGAAGAAGCAGCAAGGGAAGCTTTATACAACGATGACAGTGGCCTTGTAATTGGCGTAGAGTACCAAATAATTGAAGATGCAGCTGCTGGTATTATGGAACATCAAAGAAGCACAGAAGCGATGTTGTCACTCGCAAGAGCGAGAAGACAGCAGGCAAAAGCTGCGGCTAAAGCAGAGCTTGCCGGCATGAAGATGCAAGATGCAATTAATGTTCGCCGGTATATGGCCGCTGAACGGAAGGCGTTTGCTAAGTCTATTGAATATGCTGCGAAAAAAGATTTTCCAAAAGCTGCAGAGTACAAAAGGCAGCAGGCATTAAATAATGCATTGGTGCAAGAAAGCGCAGCTTTGAAAGCAAAACATGATAGCTGGAAACGTTATATCATGAGGCAGTTGAAAGCCAAAAAAGAAACATGGGGAACAGATCAGCACTTTAACCAAGCCGGAGCGTTGTTTGCCCGGATGGGCTTGCCGAAGCGAGGTTATAACGCAGAAACACGAATGCAAACTCTGGCAGAGTATGTAGCTGAAATTAATACAGAAAGGGACGGCAATGCGGGAATAGCTTCTTGGCTTCTTGATGAATCTGTTGATCTCACCAATCCCTTAAAAGCGCTGAATCCTGCCCAGTTTGAAGATGTTATTGATGCACTGAAAAATATTAAAGCTATTGGAAGATATGAAAATCAGGCCAGGATAGCGGATAGAGAAGAAACGCTTGCAGATTTAAAATCTAAAGTTTTAGATGCTACAAGTAAAATGAAAACCCGCTGGGAAGGTGGCCCTAATTCAAGCAACAAGACTTCTGCCATTACAGATTACTTTATTGAAATGACCAGTGCAGACAACTTCTTTGAAGAAGCTGACGGTTGGACACAAGGGACATTTAGCGAAGTGTTTGCCGACGGCGTTCAAGCAGCGGCGAACAAAGAAAGCAGATACATTTTTGAATATGAAAAAGCAATGTCTGATGCCATTTTGGAATTGGCGCCGACAAGGCAGGAGCGCAACGCCTTAGCAAGAGAATCATGGAATGAAGAATTGCAGGCCAATGTAACAAGATATAACTTGATTAAGATGCTTGCATACATGGGTACAGAAAGCAGTAGGAATAAGCTTTGTTCTACTGATGATACAAGTACATACAAGGAATTTTTCAGTAATTCTTCTTTGTGGGTGGAAGGTGATGCCCAGCAGACTAGGGATAACTTAATTGAATTTTTAGGCCGGACGCTTACAGAAGCAGAGATCAAATACACTCAAAAACTTGTCGATGCAAGCGGTAAAGCGTGGAATGAACTTGTTGAGGTTGAGCGAAGAACGAAAGGTTTTGCCCCACAAAAAGAAGAAGCCACACCAATACTATTAACGCTTGTAAGCGGCAAGAAGGTAGCTTTTGCTGGTGGGTATTTACCATTAGTAAGATATTCTGATTCAGGTAGCAAGCCAATGTCTACGAACATTGTTACGCCTACAGATGGCTTTGTTCCGACAAATAATATTCGGACAATGAGCACAGTAGCAGGTTCAACAAAATCTCGTGACAATAGTGTTTATCCGCTCGATTTGCGCCCTGGTGCTGAAAGTTGGAATATCCGTGAAACTATCCACGATGTAGCTTTCAGGGAAACCATTGACACATACAGGAAGTTGCTGTCTGACAGCGAGGTTTATTCACAGCTCAAGCGCAAATTCGGCGTCAAGAGATTCAAAGTTTTATTGCAGTATGTAGAGAATGCAGCAAGGACAAATGACGGAGCAACAGAGGATATTACATCAACATTAAAGATTGTTAATTTGATGCGCCGCAAGTTGACCAGCACTGTTATTCTAGGTAACCTAAAAATCTTGTCGCAGAATTATGGCAATCCAATGTTATATGGCAACAATGTAGAGGGCTTCGGGCACTCTGATGTTATTGGTGCATATGCGAAATTCTATAAAAATATCAATAGACAAGGTTGGTGGAGAGAGCAAACAGAATTTGCTTATCAAAAGTCAGCATGGATGCGCGAAAGGTCACAAAGCCCTGACTATACTCTTACGGTGCTTCGAGAGGAACAAGGGCAGAAGGAAGGTTTTGCAAAGTTTGTAAATGACGTAAGTGTAGAGGCTATGGTTCTCACTGATAATATGACGGCTTTGCCGGTTTGGATTGAGGCCTATCATAAGAAAATTAATTCAGGAGCCAGCGAAGATGTTGCAGTAAGATATGCTGATACTGTAGTTCGCAGAGGATTAGGAGCAACACGCCGTTATGATGTTGCGCCGGTTATGCGTGGCGGTCCGTGGGCAAAACTCTTTACAATGTTCCAAAGCTTTGCGAATGCACGTTATAACGAGGCTAGGCGAGAAGTTGGTATTGCACAGAGCCTATGGAGTAAGGGAGATAAGGAGAAAGCATTCAAGCGAGCACTCTCATACCTTATTGCAAAATACTTTGCGTTCACATTGATAAGCACAGCATTAGCCTTTGAAGATCCATTTGAAGAAGATGATAGAGATGGATACTTGAATTGGTTTAAAGAACTTCTTACTTATCCGACTACAATGCTTGGCCCTGTAGGTGGAGCTGCAAGTGCAATGATTTCGACAATGACAGGTATGTCAATGTATGGGTACAGGCTCACACCAATTCAAAGCGTTCCGGAACAGGTACTTAGAATGGGTAGCAAGGTAAGATCAGTTGCAGAGGGCAAGGCTGATTCGGAAGAACTTATTGAACCAGCTGCAGGGCTTCTTGGACTTTATTTTGAAGTACCAAACCAGGTTAATAAGATAGTCTTTAATGCCTATGATATTTTACATAACGACATGACCCCGCGCCTGAGTGATGTTATAAGGCGTCGTCCAAAGAAAGAGCGTGGCGAATAAAAATAACCCCCTCAATTTCGAGGGGGTTAAAAACTATCAACAACTAATCCGCAAGGGACGAAGATTCATTTGGAATGAATACCCCATGTTGGATAAATCATTGAGGGTTTATTCTTCTTGTAGGGGATCTTCTCCATATTCGTTTGGACCAATAATGCCCTGTTTGAATAATAGATACAACAAAAATAAAATGTAAACCAATGAAATTTTTGCTGAAATAAACATCGCTACTGTCCATTTACCACTTCGCCCAATATCGTGGAAGCGTCTATTTATGTTAGCATATAAAAACCAAACTCCGCCCCACAGAACAGCTATTAATGGTATATAGAAAAAGAAATTTATTTTATCATATGTATGAGTGCTGATAGGTTCATAAAAAAACCAAATAACAGCTAAAACAACAATGTACGCGGCGGCAGCTCTCAGGGCAAACTGCTTTCTGTTTATACGACCTGAAAAAGAAAAATATTTCTGGTAGATGTTTCTCACAACAAACCTTCCTTCTTAGCAATATTATAAAGCAGGCAATAAGACTAATTAATGTTTGTGATAAGTTCCTGTTCTTCTGTCCCAGTGACCGCCATTAGAATCAGTCCTACCTGGGTGTGCGAAAACTGTAGCTGTTAAAGATAAAACAAATGTAAAAATTAAAAGTAAAGCGGTTACTTTTTTCATAGACAACACTTCTTTCATATGAACATTATGCCTGCTTTTCACAATTATATCACAAATAAACACAATGCAAAATACTTTTTAAAGCAAAGGAGTGACAAAATGAGCGTAACCACAAGAGCAACAAAGGTAAGCTATGAGTACAAACAAGGGACAGCATATTCATTGCCGTTTGAGTATCAATCCCCCAGCGATGTAAAGGCTAGTTACATCGACAGCGTTGGCAGCGAGGTGAGCCTTGATTACAATGCCGATTATACTGTTAGTGGCAGTACTGTAAAAGTAACAGCAGTGTTACCGGATGGCGTAACAATTACGTTTGCAAGACAAACAGAAATAACCCAGCAAACGGAATTGCCACCACAGACAATTACTAAGGCTATTGAAACTGCTATCGATCGGAATACATTGTGCATTCAAGAGCTGGATACAATTACTACAGATCTCGGCGAAAAACTCGAATCAGACATTACACAGATGGCGGGGAAGGTTGATACAGCATTAAGCGAGGTTGAAGGTATAACTTCTGCTGCAGTTGATGAAATGAATGGCATTAAAGATGAAACACTGGAGATAGCACAAAACGTCAATGTGTTTGTACCGAGTGTGACGGAAAACATTCTTTCTTGGACAAATAAAGCTGGGCTAGATAATCCTGCCCCAGTGAATATTAAAGGCGAACAAGGGGAACACGGAGCAGACGGTAAAGACGGCGTAGATGGTAAAGACGGTGCAGCTGCTACAGTCGCAATAGGAACCGTAACAACAGGAGAGCCGGGAACTACAGCAAGCGTGACCAACGTCGGAACAGACACAGCAGCCGTACTTAATATAACAATACCCAGAGGTGACAAAGGCACAGACGGCACAGGAGCAGGTGATGTAGTCGCTGCTGCCGATAACACTTTTACAGCTACAAATGCCTTTAATGGAGTTTTAAAAACAAAATCTGATATGCAGGCAGTCGGCGCATTGCCAACAGTCTTACAACGAGGGGACTCAAATATTCAGACATATACCCTTAATAACGGCTTGAACCGAAGTGTAGTATTTAGAGACACTGGTGATATGACTGGATATGCCAAAACGTTTATTATTTCTGTTGCTCGGTCAGGCGGAACTGGCACGTTCAGTATTGGTTCTAACAATGGCATTGGAGCTAATACTCCCACAGTTTACATGATGGATGGTGCATTGCCTGATATTGATGATGGCGAAGTATTGAAAATCGCTATGGAAGTGAATGAGCCTGCGAATGCTATCTTTATCTATATCCTTGGAAAGGTGGCGTTGTAATGGGCTTGTCAAGCAAATTGATATTAGCGTCAAAGAAAGCAGGAACGCTTATAAACTGGCAGGGAAACGCAAGCCTTGCTTTGACATATGCAGGAATAGACGCATGTGTATACAGTTATACCCGTGCTTATCAAGATGAAGGAGAGGGGAGCTTGTCTCCTTTACTGCAAACAGTTAAAAACGATACCCAAATTTATAATTTAACTCTTGCAGTCGATCCTAATAGCATAATGTTATTTGAGGCAGCATTGTACTTTTATAATCTTCCGGAGCCTGCCCCGCCTGCTTCCAAAAGGTTTACTGGGCTGTCAAGGCTTATTGTTCACTCTACGACAGGAGGGAGCCCTTTTGTCATAGATAATATGGACATTCTTTTTGATCCTAACAGTAATTCTTATAACATTTTCAGTGATGATTTAGCTAATTGGGGCTATACAAATCTAACAGCAGGAGCGACTTTAGATTTTACTTTTGAATTGGAGTGGAACGAATGATACAGAAGGTTATTAAATATAAATACGAAGGTAATACATATGACAGCTTTTCGCAACTAAAACAGGCGTATCCTTATATCAGCTTTCCGGTCGGAGCAGATGCAGATGTTCTTTCGACTTTAGGGATTGAAAAGGTCGAAGAATACCCACCGCTGGAATGCTGTAAGGAAGTGCTTATTAATGCCGCTAAACTGCGTAGGGATACCGCAGAGGTCGCCCCGGTTGAGTACAAGGGCAATACATATGACTTTGACACAAAAAGCCGTGACAGGCTGGATATTGCGTTAAAAGCATTGACAGTGCAGGGCGAAGGCGCAACAATCGGTTGGGCAATGGCAGACAACTCAACAGCTGTAATTACTGCTGCTGATATTATGGGTGTTTTTGTAACCAGCGCAGTCAGAAGTAATGCGTTGCACGAGCGGTATCGAAAACAAAAAGCAGCAATCGAAAAAGCTGAAAGCGCAGAAGAATTAAATACAATTGAGGTGGAGGATTAGAATGTCTTATTTAAAAGAATTTGGAGAGTTTGTTTTAGGGCTTTATGCGGCCTATGAAATCAAGATTATCATTGTATGCGGGGTTGTCGGTGGTTTAGTAACTAAGGCCGTAGGTGGGTTTGACAAGCAGCTTGTAGGGCTGCTTATTTTTATGCTTATCGACTATGCTACTGGCATGTATGCGGCATGGCACGAGCATGACCTTTGGAGCAAAAAGGCTTTCCGTGGCTTGTTCAAAAAAGCTAGCATTTTAGGTGTAGTGGCCTTTTGCGCTGGTGTAGATGTGATGCTTAAAACAGATATCGCAAGATATGGAGCTATTGCAGGGTTCGGGATCATGGAAGCTATGAGCATTATCGAAAACGCAGATCGTGGCGGCTGGGGTCACATCTTTCCAACGTGGATTCGTGAAAAACTTGCGGCGATTAAAGACACTAAAAAATTAGTATGAAAATTACAAACGAAGAAGCCATAAAAGAACTAAAGGCCATGCTTAACGCATTAGACCCTCGCTTTCTAACATGGGATAGAGAGAGCAGGAAGTTTGAAGCGTTGAGCATGGCTATTGCTTTAATAGAAAGGGAGGATAAATATGATAAAAGAAATTCAATTTCAGCGGAGCAAACAGATGATGTTTGCAATGAACGAACAATACCAGGTGATTGGACAATGGCCGTGCAAAGACGATTTTGTACCCGGCTATAATGCAACAGGTGACCCCAGGGGAAGTTTGCCGAATGGTGTCTATACCGGTGTAACTGCTGAGGTAACCAACGGCGCATACGGGCCGGCTTATGGCAACTTTTATATCACTACACGCGATCCGCGCGCGCGTGACATTCACGGCGGCGGTAGTGGATGCCCTGATCCCTACGCTGATTATCAAGGCTGGATACCTACTTACGGCTGTTTGCGTATGCAAAATGCTGACGGAGTGGAGCTAAGTAAAATGATTATTGAGGGTGGTAATAATGTAGTACTGACTGTAGTGCCTTAAAGGAGTATCTATATGCCTTATTGACGTAGGGGGATATGTAGTGTAAACTATACATAGCAAGAGAACATAAAAACAGTATCGTAGTCAAATGACTGGCGAGCAGTTTTTGTGTACTCGTTTTTAAGTAATAGGAGGAAAAGAGGATGGCTAAATTAAAAACATTAATGGCATCGATTTTGTGTGGCATTTCTACAATTTCCATCATGCCAACCACTGACTACTCTCACTATGTTCCGCAAAGCCCCAATACAATAACTCGTTCTGCTTGGCAGAAAACAGGTAATTCGCTAAGGGCATCAATAACTAAGGTGGGAAAATCAATTGGCGCAGCAAAAGCAAGCGAACAAGAACAGCAGTGTACGGAATAGAGTTGCAACAAACGGAGAAGTCGTAGCTGCTGAACAATATTACGAAGGGCCTCTTCCGCATCCACAAATATTAGAGTATTATGACAAAATTGTTCCTGGATCCGGGCAGGCTATAATTGATGATTTTAAGAAAAATACTGAATCTATTCGAGAACTAAGGAAAATTGAACTTGATGCCGTTGTGTCTCGCGACACTAGAGGTCAGTGGATGGCGTTTATACTCGGATTATTAACCTTGATAGTAGCTGTGTATGCATTGTTTTTAGGACACACTTTTGTTGCCGGAGGAGCATTTTTTAGTGCAATAGCTGGTATAGGTGTGGCCTTCCTGAAAAGAAGTTAATAGGATTAATAACTAAAAGCACTTTGCGGAAGCAGAGTGCTTTTTTCTATGGAGGAATAACATGTATGAAAAAATCAAAAGTTGGATATCTAATAATCGCTTTCTTATTGGCATGGGTGTTGGCGCCGTTCTTTTTCTTGCCTGCTATCTGTTCAGCGGAAGAAGCACCACAGCAGATAACGCTATCACTGACACAGTACAATCAATTAAAAGTGATAATCAATCAGCAGGAGCAGCTATTGACAGAGCTGTCAGGGAAATTAGATCAGCTGGAGCAGACATCACCGGAGCTGTTGAAAACGTTGAGCGAGCAGAAAGAATTATTGAGCAGAACACAGGAACGGTTGAAGAATGCCGAGACATCGTTAGTACTCTCAAAGTATTATCTGGAGAAGCAAAATCAATCCTTGCAGACGTTGAGCGAGCAAATAAAGAAGCAGAAGGACGTTAA